AAGAGGAAAATCTCAACACTACGAGTAGTAGCGGTTGCAAATCCACTAACATATCCAGACATGGTAGTCGTAGCACCATCTAATTTATAAGTCACACCAGTATTATAATGACCATTACCATTATGATCACCATCAGGACCAATACTAAACATCAATGGATGTGCTTGATTATTGTAATTACCATTACTTCCTGGTGATTGATCAAACGTATAAGTTTTTCCTTTTACAAAACTTAATGTAGGTGTCTGTACATCATCTATGAAAAAATATCCATTTGCTTGTGAAGGACTACCTGCTTCAACTGTTACAACAAAATCTTTATCTACTGGAGAATTAACTGTATCAAATCCTGTAACAACATTATAAGTTGTTGCAGATGTTGGTGGTGAATAACTTTGTGCATCATGACCTATTATACATTGATAAAGTTGTCCACCATACTTGACAATGTCATTTACTTTATAATACGTTCCTGGTTGCCAAGTGTTTTTCCATGACACACCATCAAGCATCTGTGTCCATCTAGGATTTGTGCTATCAAATGCATCTGTGTAGAAGTCTGTACCTGCAATGGAATCGTCTACTGATGTGTGGCCAAATATACAAACATAAACTTTACCACCATAACTTACTACGTCATCTTTGATGTATGCAGTAGTCGAAGACCATGCACCTTTCCATCTAAAACGTATTCTATCTAGTTTAAATTCGGCCATTAGTTTTGAACTCTTTCACTTAATTTATTGTATTTATCGTTGTACATTATGGACTTACTCCATCAGGATAACTGTATGATTCATTGACTCTGACAACTAATTGTCCTTCATTGTCTACATAATAAAACAAACTTCTGTCATCCCATCTGTATTGTTCATAATTCAGGTTCTCGTATGTCTTATTGTGTTCTTCATCTCTGCCTGAAAAGAACTCTATTCCTCTTTGAAAGTCTGGTAAATTTTGTGTAGGGTCACCTGGCTTGTTAACTTGCACACCATCAGTGGTTTTCAAAGCGTCTGCCTTGATAAGATACAAGTCACCATCATCAGTTCTTCTCAAACCATAAAAATATCTTGCACCTTTGACAGTTGCATTTACAGTTTGTATGTTGTTTCCTACACTAAAAGCACTCACCTAACTCTCCTTACGTTACTATATTCATCGTATTACCCATGTTTGGATGTGCAGTACATTGGTAATATAAAGTATTTGGAGCACCCATTGGTACTGTAAAATACTGTGTTCCTGTTTTAGATCCTGTCACACCATCTGTATATGCCGATCCACCATTTGTTGTTCTTATTTCAAATGGGTGTGAACCTCCAGTTGTATTAATGAATACATAAGTAAATCCTCTCATCAAATACAACACTGGATCATTTGTTGTTGTTGGAAAACCTGGACCAGTAAAAGTGTAATCACTTGATTGATTTGCTCCAAGTGTCCAAGTTATTCTTGAACCATTTACAACTTCCCAACTTGATCCATTGTATCCAACATGGTTACCAGCGGCCGCGCCTGCTGTGTTAACATCTGTCAATGCACCAAAAGTTGTTGCACCTAGTGTTCCGTTAAAGGCTACTGTTAAAGTGTCACCAGTCACTGATGTTGCAATATTGGCTCCACCTGCAATCGTTAATGTGTCTGTTAATGTGTTTGCAGTTGTTGAACCTGAGTCACCTGCCACTGTTGCAAACAAGTTTTGGTCTGTTGATTGATCCGCAACAAATTCTAAACCAGTTCCGTCTGCTTTAACTTTTACAAATCTATTTGCCGCTCCTGTAAACGCACCTGGTGTGTCAGATAAGTTTAAGAAAGCACCGCCAAACAATGTTGGAGTGTTTGTAAAGTTATTATAGTTTAAGTAGTAAGAACCATCTTGACCATCAAGTGTATCAGCATCAGTTCCACCACCACCTGATGTTACGTCAGCCGCTGGTGCCCATTTTGCCCCGTCCCATTTTAAAACTTGTCCGGTACTTGGAGCAGATGTTGTTGTGTCAACATCACTTAATGCATCAATTGATATATTTGCAACTTCTGAAGCCGTAATTGCTGTTGCAAATTCAACTGCTGTTGCTCCTGAGTTTACTCTTAAAAGTTTACCACCATGTGTTGAAAAACTTGCTGGAGTATCAGATAAGCCTGCAAAGGAAGATGATCCTCCACCGCCACCGGATACAGCATCTGGTTTCCATGATCCTAAACTTTGATCCCATACGAGACTATCGCCATTTGTCGGAGCAGTATTTGAGACATTTGACAAATCACCAATATTCTTGTTGACATCTAAAAGTTTTACCCATGAATTATTGTGAGCATAGTAAACAGCACTGTCGGCCGTTACTTTTGCTAACATACCATCGTATGTTGTTGCTGAAGGTAAGTCGCTAAATGCGGCGTACTTAAATGTTATTTTGTTACTTCCTGTTGATAACGCCGGCGCACTATTAAATACACCATTCGTTACGTTTGTTAGGTTCGTTCCATCTCCCAGTGCAGTGTAAAGTTCACTAAAATTATTATTAATCTTTACAGCACCTGAACGTAGGTTATCCCCTTGTCCATCGTTTGGAAGTACACCTGTGTTAACTGCTTGTTTTGCCATCTGTCTCTGCTCCTATGTTTTATCGTATGTCAAACTGTTGTTATCAAATGTATATCCTGTTTCGTCCCAACCTGTTGATACTCCGCTATCTTCTTGTTCACTTGTATCTGCATAAGATATAGTGCCTGCGTCTGCATCTTGGTTGACACGTACAACTAGTTCACCTTCATCATTGATGTAGTAAACTAAATTTGCATCGTCCCATCTAAACTGTTCATAGTTTAAATTTTCATATACTAAATTATGATTGATATCTCTACCATCAAAAAATTCATGTCCTTCTTCAAAGTCTGGATAGTTTTTTACTGGATCCCCAGACTTGTTTATAACTAATGAGTCACTTCCTAGTTGATCAATCTTTGCTAGAAATAATTCTCCGTCATCGGTTCTTCTTAAACCGTAAAAGAATCTTTCACCTAATCCGTCAAAGATTAAGTCGCTTGGATTAGGACCAACATAAAATGACCCAGCCATTATACAATCTCCACGTAACTCATGATGACATCTAAACTTGCATCAATGTTACTTTGTGCGTACAACACATTTGTTGCAGGCAATACTAATTTTTCACCACCGTTCAATGCTTTCAAAGTACTGTTCGGCGGAACAAGTACATCTTTGAGATAATATCCTGTAACTGAAGTGTCATCGCTTATTAAGATACTTACTGAAATTACACTTGCAGTTAAATTACAAAGTGCAAGTCCAATAACAGTTGTCTTTGTAGATACGCCAGTAGTATAAACTTCTACTGCTTGTTTTCCTACATCTTTAATTACTTTATTTTTAAAAAACGTTGCCATTCTTTTATCCCATTATAATCGCAGTTTGGATTGCAATATTTTCTGCGTCCAAGGCCGAAACAGCACCTGAACTACCTGCTACTGAAACCCAGTTGTTACTTGCATCGTATATTTCTACTCTGTCGTCAGCAGTATTAAATCTCATCATTCCTAGTACTGGGGACGGGTGTCTGTTAAAGTTGTCCCCTGTAGGTATTACAAATCCGCCTGTGCCGTCAATTTTAAAATATCCAGTGCCTGATTGCGCCAATGTTGTTACACCACCGCTTACATTATTAGTTATCGTATTTGCATTAAAACTAAAGTTTTCTACGTTTACTCCACCACTACCATTAGCAACCAAGTTTAAATTTCCGTTAGTTACGGTAGTTGTAATGGTATCTCCAGTGATTTCAATGTCATCTACACTCAATTTTGGTACATCAAATCTATCTGCTGTTGCTGAAGCAACCAGTGTGCCTCCAGCGTAAAATTTTAATGTATCATCGTCTGTACCTGGAGTTGCTTCTGGTGAAATATATGTATCTTGGTCAAGATCATATAATCCATTTAGTGCAATCCAGTTACCGTCATATCCTTCAAATACATTAGTGTCTGTATTATATCTAACCATACCAACAACAGGCGTTCCTGGTCTTTGTGCAGTTGTGCCTGCTGGTAGTCTTAAACTTCCTGTACTATCAAAATGTACAGTTTGTGAAGCAGGAGTAAGTATTAGATCTCCATTTATATTTCTAATTGTATTTGTGTTGAATCTTAAATCATCAATTACAACATCACCAGTACCATTTGCTCTTAGTTCTAAGTTTGTATTTGAATCAGTTGTTGTGATATAGTTGTCATCAATTGCAATACTATCAACATTTAATCTACCAGTGTATAAGTTTGACCATTGTTTAGTTGAAGAACCTAAATTATATATTCCGTCTACACTAGGAACTAGGTCACTTTCTATACCTGCTGTAATTTGTATTGTGTCTGATGCCGCATCACCAATGGTAATGTTACCACCAATTGTTAAATCTCCTGTTACATCTAAGTTACCTGTGATGTTTACGTCGTCATTGAAGTTAACCTTGCCAGATGAATCAATAATTAAATCACCAGATAGTGATTCAACTTTGTTAGAACTTAACTTTACGTTTCCTGTTTGAACTTTTGATCCGTCTATTGTTGTTGTACTTGATCCGTCTGTGAATGTAACACCTGTGGTTGTGTCAATATTAAAGTTTGCATTTGTAAAATTAACTGTACCTGTCTGTTGATCAACATGGAATAATTCACCAACTCTAAAATCACCTTTATGGTCAACTGAGTTGAAATAAACTCTTGCACCATTCAATTCTGTAGTTTCTTGTGACTGTATTACCTGTGTTGGATCATTATCAACTTCTTTACCTAGTCCAATGTATGCAAAGTTTGTACCAATTAGGTACATTGTTACACCATTACCGTTACCATATGCTCCATAGTTTCCGTATATACAAGCACTTGCTATTGATCTTATTTCTCCACCAAAGTCTGTATAGTCAACCAAGTCCATAAATTTAGCAGTTGCACCGTTACCACATCTAATATCTTGTTCATACACACCATCATCTGTAAATGTAGTAGATGCATCAGTTTGGTCATTGAATCTTAAAACTAATTTTACATATTCATCGTTGGCAACTTCGGCTGTTGGTGCTGTGAAGTTTGAAGAATATCTATTGATTGAAGAAACTCTTATGTCATCTAAATGACCAATAAAGTCTTCTGTACCATCATGACTTGCACCTATTGTTAATGGTTTGGTTGTTCCATAATTGTTTGTGTCGTTATAGTCACTTCCTAGTTTACTTCCATCTAAAAATAATCTTGTTACACCACTTAATCTTGATATTGCAATGTGATGCCATGTATTCACACTGACAGTACCGCCTGTAATTTGTTGTGTGCCACCTACTAGATAATTTACTGCACCAGATCCATTTATTTCTACTGTTGGTGCTGTGTCTGTATTAGATCCTGCTCTAAAATCAAATATAGTTCTGTTACCTGATATGTTC